GAAGCACGGATCATCTGAGCGAACTCAGCGATACCACTGGCAATGCCGCCCGGTGTATCCATCACTAGGATGATGGTGTCTGTTCGCGGATCATCGACGGCGGCGGTGAACTCTTTCGCCAGAACATCCAGTGAGGTCGCACCGGACAACGCCGTAAACAAGTTGGCATAGCGAAACACCGGGCCAGTGACGGGCAACAAGGCAACGTTGCCACGTTGAGTCACTGCACGGCTGTTCTGCAGGGGCTTGCCTTGCCGGGCTTCCAAGGCCTCGGGCCCTTCATGTTCCCGACGGGCAATGGCGGTGATGGTCTGGAGCATGTCCGGAGTGATGGCCCAGGGCTCGCGTGAGACCAGGTCGAACGCCGTCACCCGGTGCACGGGTGCATCGGTTGGGTTGTCGCTCATAGTTAGGTCCGTTCAGGTAGGTCGGGATTGGCCGGCAGCTCATTGTCCGGGCGGGCCGTCGGCGAAGCTGAAAGCCCGTCATCGCGCCGACGCTTCACTTCCAGGGCGCGCTGTTCGTGGTTTTCCTCCCAGTCACTGCCGTCGTAGAGCATGGATTCCTTCGCCAACGTACTGACACCGATATCGATCCGCTTCTCGGCGGCGTTGATATCCTTCAGCGGGTCTACGGTGCCAGGACCATCGCCTACCCACAGCGAACCGCAGTAGGCATAGCGCAGTAGCGGGTGATCGAAAAACCCGGGGGCCTCGATATCACCCTGCGCAATGGCCTCTTCAAGCCAATGCTCGTACACCGGCTGGCAGAAGTGTGAGCCCAGGAAGTCGCGGCAACCGCGAACGAATTGCCACGCCTCCATGACTGCCGCACGCGCGGCGGTGTAGCTGGCCGTGAAGTGCTTGATCAGCACCTCATAGGGCAACTCCAGGGCCATGCCGATCTGGCGCAGCATCGCCAACACGAACGGGTCAAACGCCATGTTCGGCCGACCTGGAGCCGCAGTATCAATTGACGCGCCGTCGTCCAGCTCGGCGACAATGCCGCCGCTGAGCGAACCGTCCCAGCCACCCTGCTCCCGTCCTGCTGGCCGGTCGCCGCCGACGGGCGTGTTGCCGGTAGCAGCAGATGCCAGTGGGCTTAGGCTCCCGCCTGTCCCCGGCTTGATGAATACAGCGAAGAACGCCGACACCACCGCAGCTTCCAACTCGGCATCGGTGTAGCGGTCCAATTGCTTGAGCTTTTCGATCACCGGCGCCAGGTACGGCACACCGCGTGGCTGGCCCACTCGCCGGCGGCGGTACACGTGCAACAGCACCCGACCGCCGCGCTCGTTGAAGAACGGACGCTCATCCCATTCCCGTTCTTTAACGCCCAGCGCACCAGGGTGGCTGCGCAGGATGTGAGCCTTGATCGGAGCGCCGTCGGCGTCACGTTCGATACCAGCGGTGAGGATTTCCGTATCGGCTCTGCCCGACGGGTTGCAGATTCGGTCGGCTTCAATGAGCTGGATACACGCCGAGTAGTGATGACCAGGGCGCTCCTTGTGGGTCAACAGCGGAAACACATCACCGCTACTCAGCACCGAACGCCACGTCAGATCCTGCAAACCATAGAAGTTTTGCTCGCGGGTAATGTCGCAGCAGGTCGTTTCCGCCCAGGACTTGAACAACGATTCAGTCTTGCGCTGCCACTCCCTGGCCTGATCTTCATCCCAGCCAAGGATTTGGCGGTTCACCACGGACTTAAGCGCCAAGCCAGTACCGACCGTTTTAGTCGTCACCGTGCTGATCGCGCCGCCACCGATGGGGTTGTTGCGCTCAAGGTCACGGCATCGCTCGCGAAGCGTGGGCAAGTCGGGTAGCAAGTCAGCCGCTGCACTGCCCGCGGCAGGGTTCCAGGCGCTCAACGAACGCTTGGCCTTCGATGCGCCACTGTAACCGCCCAGCGCGGTCATGGTGAGCCGGGCATGCATGCGCTTGGCACCGCGCTCAGGGCTCAACCAGGTGATGGCCTTGTCAAGCAGTGTGGGTTCTGGGGCTTTCGGTGCGCGGCTCATCGCGGCGTGATCCCACGCAGGACAATCCCCCGTGGCCGGCCGCTTTCCAGGCCATCAACTTGCTTCTGCCAGTAGTCGATCGTTTTGGTGATCTCGGCAAGGTCAGCGTACTCCAGCTGGCGGGTGCCGATCCGGTAGCTTTGCTTCTGGCTGACCTTCATGCTCGCATCGAGCCAGGCTTGGAGCTGGCCCTGCGCTTGTTCCAGGGTGATAGCCATGATTAATTCCTGCGTTGGGAGAGCACGCGCATTGCACTGCGGCGCCCAGAAACAACTCTCCCGCCAGCAGGCGGGAGATCGGGGGGTTCAACGTGTGGCGGTGGTTCCGGGGTCGCTCCCTCGGTATCGGTATCGGGATTGGGCTCGACCTCAGCCCTAACCGGGTCGGGCTGATCAAACAAACCACCCTGGCGGATCTGGGCATCGAGCGCCGCCCAGTCCTGCTCCTGCAGCAGATGAGTTTTCAGGGAGCGGGCGGCGTGCAGCGCGTAGGTTTCACAGTCGGTGCCTTCGTTCGGCTCGCCAGCCTTCTTCTGCCACACCTTGCGATAGTGGTGTCGACGGCTGGGAGCCTTCACTTCGGCGGTGATTTGTCGGAAGTAGTCCGGGCGCACCGTCTTGTAAAAGTGCATCCGACCAGGGCCATCACCCGTCAGCGGCAACCGGCCTTCAATCCACAGATCCTTGGCCCGCGACGTGCCGACGATGTAGGGACGAAGGCCGTACTTGGAGGCCTTCTGCTCTTTGTCGGTATCGACGCCCTGCCGAGGCGCGCTGAAGATCTCCCGACGCTCGTCGTCGCGGGTGTTGCCACGCTCGCTCGCGCCTTTGATCGCCATCACGCCACTACGCTGGTGCTTACGACAGAACGCATAAGCCGCGTCCTGGGTGATGGTGCCGTCAGATGTGTCGAGCGAAGTCGCCAGCACTTTCAACTTGGCGCCGCAGGCGTGAGGAATCGCCGCAAACAGCAGCTTTTCCAGATCCAACCAGACGCCCTGGTCTGGCAGCACCACTTCGCCGTAGATTTCGCCCCAGTAAAGCAACCAGGATTCCTCACCCCGGCCCCAGGCCCGCATCACCACCGCCAGGCGATCGTGCTGCACATCGACACCGGCGGTGACCACGATCCCGCCCATGGGCACGTACATCTCCGGGTAGTCCTCTGCGCGTTCGGCCAGCTTGTCAGCCTCGGGCAAATCAGATTTGTACTCGTAGGCTCGGCCTTGCTTCTGGTTGACGAACTTGATCAGCAGTGACAGGTCGCCCATCGATGCCCGGTGCTCGGCGTTGAGTTTCTCACGCACGATGTCGGCCAGGCTGGTGCCGGGCAAACAGGCATACAGTTCATTCAGCTCAATGAACCCGGCGCGCCCGGCGAAGGGCTTGGTCGGAACCCAACCGCAGTACGGGTCGCCGGCTTCGACCGCGTTGAATACCGTGTTGCGGATGTTCTCTTTGCGCTGGTAGTCGTCCCAGATCTCGCCGCAGTGCGGGCAGCCATAGCCGGCGGTATCAGGATCCGCGCGGCCGTAGATATCATGGGGGGTTGCTTCTTCCTCAATGTCGAGCCACTTGATATGAGCGAAGTCCAGCACATGCGCCTGGCCGCAGGAATGGCAGATAACCGGCAGTACCCGGCAATCGGTCTGTGCAAGGCGCGCCTCGGTCTTGCTCGCGCCCTTGATCGCCGTCCCGCCTACCAGCATCTTGGAGCCGGGATAGCGCTTGCCACGCTCTTCCAGCAGGGCGATCGCATCGCCCTGCCCCTTCACGTCGTCGCTGGTATCGTCCGGTTCCTCTACCACCGACAAGCCCACGGAAGACGTGGATTTGACGTTGCCCGGGGAGTTGGACGCGACCAGTTTGAGGAACCCGCCTGGAAAGGTCTTATGGTCCCAGCGGTTGCCCGATGTGCGGCTGACGTCCACCGGCATGAGCTTCGCCACCTCGGTATTCGCGTTGACGCCGAACTTGAGCTTTTCGTCGTGGAAGTTCTTGCCGTCCTTTTCCTTGGCAAACAGGATCATGATCGGACGCGGCAGGTTGTGGATGAACTTGAACAGATAGCCGATCAGGAACCACGTCCAGCCGATCTGCGCCGCTTTCATCAGGTCAACTTCGCTCACCCGGGGGTCGTCCAAGGCGGCGGCGACACCGAGAAAGTAAGGCGTGTATTGGAAGTCGTAGAGCCCGTGCAGAACACCGCTCTCGGCGGGCAGGTAAAACTCTGTGCTCATGTAATGCGCGGTCGGGATATCACGGGGCGGGTTGAATTTCCCCGCTGCTGCCGACAAGCTCCGCGCCAAGTTTTCGCGCGTAGCCTGCAATTCGCTCGGTTGTAGGTCCAGCAACTTTGGCCACCACTGTTCGATCTACCGTGAGTTTCTGCACGTTCTCGATTTCCTGAATGATTCGTTCAAGGCCGCCCAGGTATTCCCGGTTTGCGAAGCTGGCCCAGTCGGACAGCACCCGCTCAGCCTCACTTGCCGGGATCAGTGATCTCAGTTTTTCGTGATACGCCAACCGTCCATTGGCCGACTTCTGCTGCAGGTCATCGATCCGCGCTCTGTTGAGCTGTTCAAGCTGGCTGCCCCCGCGCCCAGCGGCTTTTCCGCGCAGGTCGCGGATGTAGGCCGTCCGGATCTCATCCAGGCTTGCGGTCTGCCAGTCCAGGTCCAACGCCTTGAGCACATCGCGGGCATTTCGCTCGCTCATGTCCAGGTGATCAGCGACTTCACGTTGGGTTTGCATAATCTTGTCCTATTGCCGACATGGAAGCGGAACCCCCTATGTCAGGTTGAATCTGTGAAAAAGTCGGGGTTCGAATTACCCCGTTGGCCGCGTTGCCCGGAAGGACCCATTTATTTCGGGGCACACATGCCCCTGTCAAGCCGAAAACCTGCCAAATCATTGAAATGTCGCCACTTTTTGAGAAGAAATGCACAAATCGAGCGGGAGGTCAGCCCCTTTCCATCTCCCGAGCCAGGGCACGCCGGAACAGCGGTTCGAACTCGGCCTGGGCCACGCGGTTGGCGACCCCGTAGAAGTCAAAGCGCCGTCGATACGTTGGGCGCTTGACGAAGATCAGGATGGGCCTGGCACCACTGCCGACCCGCTGCCAGATACCGCGAGGGCCTGTGCCGTTACCAGGCCGACCCACGAAGTAGTCCGGTGCATTTCGGTTGCGCCGCTGGCTTCGTTTCGTGCGGTTAGCCATGAAGCCCGACACCCGCTCTGCTGCGCCGAGGGCGGAAAGGATCTGCACGATCTGGCCGCGACTGATGTTCCCATTGCCATCCATTCGCGCGCGCCGCCCTGGCACTGCGTACATGTCCGCTGGCATCAAGCCGTAATGGATCAGCGCTTTCTCGAATCGCTTGTGTGGACGGTTGCCACCATCCATGTGCACCGGCAAGTACTTGGATGCGGGCACACCTGAGCTGGCTTCGTCCTTGACCCATACCCGAGCATACAGCCGGGTGACCGTGGCGCTGCGCTTGAAAATGGAGTTCAGTGTCCAGCGTGTGGGGCGATCAAAAACCCGCGCTAATTCGGCCTTCTCGGCAGCCTGGACGCGCTCAGCCGTGAATGTCAGTGCCTTGGCTGCTGCCGTGGGCACCTTGGACCGGCTGATGCCGCGCATCTCTTTGACGATCTGATCGATGT